GCCGCATAGTTGCCGTCTTTTAACGCAATTATGTGAGCGCACTTATGTTCGTGCGGTATTTCGGAATGTTCCGTATCTAGTATATTACTCTCTGGATGTGCAAAGTCAATGGTAAATAAGTAATTACCGTGATGCCATTTTTTATCTTTACCTATGTATTTTCCGTGTTGACCACTTAAGATATCATACAAAGTAACAGCAGGGTAATAACTAAAGCTATTCCAAAGTTCCAATTCATCAAGTCTTTTAATGGGAACAGTTTGTGGTTCATAACCACGTTGAATAAAAGCCGTGATTGGGAGACGGTAAAAGATTGCGCCATTTTCCATAATCGCATGCCATAAGATAGCACGTCCAGACATACAGGTAATACCAAAGATGATACAGTCTTCAACTTCTCCATGATGTTTTTTATTGTCATATAAATACTCTCTCCTTATTTGTGCGTAGGTTGGTGGTATGTTTGCATTTAAATACGCCATAATAATTATCCATTTATTTCTCCCCAACTATTTCCATGTTCATAATCAACTTTATTAGGGATTTTTAGTTTAACTGCATTTTCCATAATATCAATAATTTTTTTAGCTTGCTCTGGAGATTCTACAGAAATATCTAATTCATCGTGTATTTGTATGTGTGGTACAATACCCTCTTTATATAAGTCTAACATAGCTTGTTTAGTCATATCTGCTGCTGATCCTTGTATTAGTTTATTTAATGCTTTGTATGTGTAAGCTCTTCTAATATTAGCTTTTGTAGCTTCTGGATATTTTTTAAAATAAGCAGCTTCTGCGTCTGGTTTACTCATAGGTGATACAAGTTTACCTGCATTCCATTCTGCTATCTCCCATTTGTTAAATCTACACCTTCTACCACCAAAAGTTTTTATGTAACCAAAGGCTGCTCCATCTCTAGATATTGCATCAGATAAATCTTTTACAAAAGGTACGTTCTCGTGATATTTATTAAATAATTTTGTAGCCTCATCTTTTGTAGATAGACCTAACTCTGCTTGTAGTTTAGCTTTACCCATACCGTAAAACAATCCAAGGTTAATTGTCTTAGCTTGTGTTCTAGATATATTTGCCATGTCTGCTACGGTTTGGTGAAAATCTACAGAATTGTTTTGAAACTTATCTACAATATCTGTAACTTCTTCATCACCTTTAAATTTTGTAGCTGCATAATGTACTACAAGTCTTGGTTCTTGTTGTGAGTAATCAAAGCACCCCCATGTGTGGTTTTCTTCTGGAATAAACAACGATCTAATCATAGGTCCTATCTGCTTGTTTCTAGCTGGAATTTGTTGGAGATTAGGATTAGAATAAGAGAATCTACCTGTTACAGTACCCCCACTATCGCCTCTAATAGGGTTTATATCTGCATGTATTCTACCTTTGTGTTGGTGTTTAATAATTGTATCAATAAATGTAGTATGTGCCTTGTTAATCTCTCTAGCTTTTGCTATCTTCTGTACCACAGGATTTTTATGTTCTTGTAAAAAATTTTTAGTAAAGGAAGGTGCTTTTGTTTTCTCAGTTCTCACATAAGATAAACCAAGTTTGTCAAAAACTTTGGCAATCGATCGTGCTGCCCATATCTGGGGCTCTATTCCTGTTTCTTTTTTACTTCTAGGAGTAAGCTTTCTTCTTGTGATGCTAGCTGTTTCTTTATTGTATGAGCTTTTTGAACGTCCACACGAACACCCTTAAATTTCATATCAATCAAACATGGAAATAACTGTGTCTCAAGATCAAATACTTTTGTAAGATCTTGTTTTTTAATTTCAACAGATAATTTTTTAAATAAAGATAGTGTTAACTCTGCATCTTTTTCAGCGTAGGCTCCAACATACATGGCAGGTAGTTTCCACATTTCAGCTTTTGCATCTATACCTGCTTTGTCTGCTGCAGCACGTAGTGATGTCTCATCCTTAACTTGTCCAAGATAATCTATTGATAGACTATTCAATGAATAAAAAAATCTATTCTCATCTATTAATGAGGCCATAACCATTGTATCAACAATATGTCCATTGACGGGTACACCATAGGCTTTCAACCAACATACATCGTACATTGCATTGTGAAATAATTTTACATTAGGTAAGGCACATACTTCTTTTATCCAACTCATTACAACTGTTTTGTCAAAAAAATTACCTTCCGAGTGTCCAAAAGAATAGTACCCAGACCACCCTTCTACAGCCACAGCTATGCCTACAATCTCTCCATTACCAATTATTGCACCAGAACCTCGTGATTTTAAATCCGGGTCTCTTGTCTCTAAATCAATTGCTATATACTTGTAATCTTTTAAATCAGGGAATGACTCTGGACTTATCCATTCAGTAGGTGCTTCAAACATTATTTGTAATCCCTTTCGATTATCATTTCTATAAAGTGAATTGCTTTTTCTAAGTCTTGTTTCTTTCCTTTGTCTCTATGTCTTATGATGTACTTTATAGCACACCCTTCCGGGTAAAGCAATTCGTTCTCTATTACAAACTTGCTTGGCTGTATTTTATATTTTTGGTAATGGTTTCCACCTATTTGTTTATCATATGTTTTCATAATACTATCCATATCCATGCCGAAGTCATGATTGTTAAAAATAATAAATCCATTGCTGCTGGGCTCATATTATTTGTTCTCCTATTTTATAATAATTTGCTGTCAGTGGAGCTAAGATATATAATCTCTGCATTGCTCTTGTTACACCAACAAAAAATAATCTATGTGAAGTGTCCGGATCTTCTAATGCTTTTTGTGATAACATTTCCGATTGTTTTTCTGTCCCATAATCCATGCATAGAATAATGTTTTCTCTTTCTCTACCTTTTGCACCATGTATCGTGGACAATTCTATTCTTGGATCTGTTGATAAATCATCTCCACTTTTTATAATACTTTTTATATATTTTTTAACATCGTCATCAAAATTAAGCTGTTGCCAATCACCCTCAATTAATAATCCATGATCCTTTTTTAAAACATCTAATGAAACTAGTTCATCGCCCTTTAGTGTTTTACCACTAGAATAGCCATATTTTATATGTCCTTTATTGTAATTTAAATATTCCCATATTTTTTTAGCATCATCAATGTTTACTAGTTCACCTTGATTTAATTTAATCCAAGTCCTATATGCTTCTAATGTTTTTTGTGGCAAAATAGTATTTCCTTTACCAAAAATTCTTAATCCTTCTCTATAAAAATGTTCTGCAAATTCTTTTAACAATTTATTTGTTGTTGCTAAAACCATCCACTCTCCTTTACTAAAATTTATTTCTTCTAAAAAACAATTTTCTATAAACTCTCCTACTTGGTCCTTAGCATACCATTTTTTATCAACTCTTTTAGTTATGTGAGGTAGTATTTTTAATGCCTGTCTATGAACTGCTCTTGGTACCCTATAAGATTGTTCTTGATCGTCTCTTTCTCCTTCTAAATCTATAAAAGTATTAGATTCTGCACCTTGAAATTTAAAAATTGTTTGATCGTCATCCCCCGCAATGTAGGATCGTTTACAGAGAGCTTCTATGTAAAAAAACATTCTCCATTGTGAGGGATTTAGATCTTGGGCTTCATCAAGAAAAATAGCATCGAGAGCAAGATGCTTTTCTTCATCAACAAATAATTTAATCATGTCAGAAAATTCATACATAGTTGTTTTTCCTTTGTAATATTCAATATCTCGTTCTAATTGTTTAACAAAAAATATATCTACCGCACCCTCATGATACCTTAAATCGATACAAGCTTTTTCTAAAGTTATTAACTTAGCTCTAGAATAATTTATAACTTGCAAATTTCTATCTTGATTTATAGTGGCTCCATGTTCATTTATGTATGAGTCAAAATTTATGCCTGAGTAAACAGGATAAACGTTTTTAAACTGTTTCCATTTAATCCCTGTAAGAACTTGTTTTCTTGAAATAGCTAATTCTCTAGTACCCATTGCATGTAAAGTAGATATATATAAAAGTTCTACTCCAGGAAATACATCCTGAACTTTTTTTGATCCATCTAAAGCTGCAGCCTTAGTAAAAGTAACATAAGCTATTCTTTTTGGATCTGTGTGCAAGTTATTAATCTCTTCATTTAAATAATGATGCACTAGTCTATGTGTTTTACCTGTACCAGGAGGCCCCATTATTTTTTTTCTAATTACTGCCATGGTTCACTTTCCATTTCATATTTTTTTGTGCTTGGTTTATCTAGCATAAGGTGTTTCATTTCTAAAACCCTATGTGTTTTACCATCTATTTTTGGAGTAGATTCTTTTGCAAGAAATAAATCTTGCAACATTCTCATAGTTTTTTGTTTAGGGTAAGTTTTATCAGCCCAAGATTTAGTTCTTAATAAATATTTCCAAAAATTAGCAAACTTAAACATAGTAACACCATTTTTATCAGTGAAAGCTACACCTCTTAAAATGTCATCCTTATCTCTACCTGGAGTTCTATTAATATAATCAGCTAAAATTTCAGTTAATTGCACACTAATTTTAGAAGAGTCTGGTGCAGTTATTGTTTTACATACTGCCATTAATTTTATTAATCCTTTTCTCCACGCATGTTTAGGAATTGGCATTAAAGGTTTTCCAATTTGTTCCATACATGCTACAGAAAATTTTTCTGCATCATGAAGTGTTGCACCATCTACTTCAACAGTGGTCCCATCTAATGAAACAAACCAAATTGGAGGTTCTGATTCATATTTTCTTATTTCTGTAATTTCAGGTGTTGGACCATCGTCACCAATACCAAATTCTTTTAATGCACATTTTTTAGCATCACAAAAACTACATATAGGTTCATCTTTACATTTATATTGATAGTCTTTACTGGTTAACGATTTTTTTAAAACATTTATTTCATTAGCACCTAAAGGTGGTTGCATAAATTTTGAATCATATATGTGCATATGACCTTGCCACTCATCATTTTCTGGGTATCTTTTTTTAAGATAAACACCAACATTGTACATACAATTATTTCTTTGACCATTTGGTACACCATCACTTAATAATGTAACAAGACATGGAGACATACCTTTAAAAAAATCATTCTCTTCTGTTTTATTAGATATAGTAAAATTTGTTAATTCTTCTTCTGTCATTGCCATTTCATTATGATAATCAAAAAATTCTTCTAAAGACATTTTAATTCCTTTAGAATTAAAAGCATATCTTACAGAATTTTTAGAATCGTAATAAGGTAAATTTAAAAAACTACCTGTGTCACCTCTAGCTACATTAATATAATCTTGTTTAGGATATATTTCTGCTCT